GCACGCGCGCTAAGCGCGAGAAGGTGCTGGCCCAGTTCGCCGCTGACGTGGCGCAGCACCCGCACGTGCTGCGTGTGGTGGTGGTGGTGGCGGAGATGCTGCGCGTGGAGATGGGCGACCCCTGCTACACCGCCGGGGGCACGAAGGTCGCTACGTGCCCTCATCTCCTGCAGAGCGCGGATGGCCAGTGCCCACTACACGAGCAGCATCGCGTAGCGCAGGCCACGGGCAAGGAACCGGACCGACGCGTCAAAGACCAGGTCGCGGTCGGCTTCAGCTTCTCGCAATTGTTCGACAACGCCACGCTCGGTGGGGGATGGGCTGCCATCGTCCTGGACGAGAGCCACAAGCTGTTGGGCAGTCTGACCATAGCCAAGGGCAATCTCATGGGGCGCGGGCTGCGCCTGCTGCCTGAGCGCGACGACGCACGCCGGTACGCGGTCAGCGGCACACCGTTCGGGCGTGGTGGCCGCATCCAGGGGATGTTCGGCACGTTGAATTGGCTCTGGCCGGACGAGTACCCCTCGTTCTGGCGCTGGGCCATGGCGCACTTCGAGATCGTTGAGAAGGTCATCAACCGCCGGGGCGTCACGGTCAAGGAGGTCAAGGGTCTGAAGGGATTGAGCCCCAACGCCAGCGAGGACGAGGCCGTGGCGGCCATGGAGGCGTTCCTGCACACGCTGGGGGCGCGCGTGCTGCGGCGGACGAAGGCGGAGGTCCTGCCGGAACTGCCGCCCAAGAACTACATCGAGGTCGTGTGCGACATGACCCCGAAGCAGGCCAAGCAGTACAGGGCGTTCGCGGACTTCGCCGAGGCCAAGGTGCCGGGTGGTGTGGTCACGTGCAACGGCGGGCTGGCCCTGCGCATGCGGGAACGCCAGGTGTCCAACGGCGAGATCAGGATGGACAAGGGCACGGTCAAGTTCACCGGCGAGAGCGGCAAGCTGGAGCAGCTCTGGGAGAAGCTGGAGGAGCGCGGCATCCTGGAAGGAGCGCCAGGGCCGAAGCTGGTCATTGCCAGTGAGTTCACGGAGTTCCTGGATGCTATCTGCGGACGGCTGCGCGCCGACGCGGTGGCGTACCTGCGCATCGACGGCAAGACCAGTGACGCCGCGCGGGATAAGATCATGGAGGAGTGGCAGCACACCACCAGCTCCACCCTGCGCGTGCTGGTGGTCAGCAGCAAGGCGGCGGGTATCTCCATCACGCTGGACGCGGCCGACGAGATGCACATCATGGACGAGATGGACAACCCGGAAGACAACGAACAGCTGGAGGACCGCATCCACCGCGCCAGCCGGATGCACCACGTCGACATCCTGTACTACCGCACCGAAGGCAGCATCGACTTCGCCAAGGCACACAGCGTCGAGATGAAGCGCCGGGCACAGCACGCGGTGCTGGACGGGGCACGCGGGCTGGCCTACGTGCGCCAGATGATGACAGACTCGTTGGCAGACATGGAGGAAGAATGATGGCGGAGCAACTGACGCCCGAGGAACACGCCCTCGTCAGCAACACCATCGAAAACATCGCGTGCACGATGGGCGTGACGTACGGGCAGGCCAAGGAGTCGTGCCTCGCTGCGGTGGCGGCACTGGCGGTGGAGGGGAGGGCACCCACGGGAGAGTTCATTGCGCAGCAACAGAAGGAGGCTGCCGACAACCTGCTCCGCGCGGGCCCCGGTGCTTTCTGTGAGAGCTGCGGGCACTATGCGTCACGGCACATCGGCACACGGTGCACCTTCTACGACGGCGACCCGGTCGACGGGCCTTGTATCTGCGAAGGCATGTCGTGGTGTGGTGTGCGCATGGTCATGAACAGTGTGACTGGGCCGGAGGCTCAGCAGTGATCACCCTGATCGCGTTCGTGGTGCTCGCACTGCTGGCGTGGGGTTGCTACGTGGTGGCACACCGGGCGTGGGCGCAGATGCCGCTGGACAAGACCCCCACCCCCTGGTCCCGCAGCCAGGCGCGCAATCGTGCCGGTGCTGCGGTCTACCACGAAGGAAGGCCGCACATTCACCGCGTGCACTTCGCGCGCAGAAGGACTCTGTCCGAGACTAAGAACGACTGACTTCCAACTTGCACTTCGCACCAACGATGCACCAAGCTGAACGCCACGACCTGACACCAGTTCACGGAGGAACACCATGGCACGAGGTACGAAGACCAAGACCGCCCCGGCTCCCGAGCCGGAAGAGACCGAGGAGGGCGGCACCACACGCGGCCCCGGTGAAATGCACGAGCTGTTCAGCGACTTCCTGAAGGAGGAGACCGGCGTCGACGTCTCCCCCGAGGCGATCTTCCTGGTCACCAGCAAGCGCACCGCGTTCCGCAAGTCCGACGAGTACCTGGCGTACGCCGAGCGCGTCGACGAGGCCCGCGAGAAGGCGGCCGAAGCCAAGGCGGCCAAGGCCAAGGCCCGCGCCGAGGAGCCCGACGAGGACGAGGGCGAGGAACCGGTGAAGACGTCCCGCCGCCGGGCCGCGAAGCCGAAGGTCGCTGACGACGCCGCCGAGGAGGCGGGCGTGACCCCCATCCGCAGCCGTCGGCGCAAGGCTGCTGACGCCCCGGACGAAGCGCAGACGGAGACCGCACCGGCCAAGGCGGCTCCGGCCCGTCGGCGTCGCAGCGCTCCGGCGAACTTCTGATCTTCACCCCGAGGGGTGAGAGTGATACCCGGCGGAGCAACCGCCCTCCCCGGCGGCGCGCTAGACCTACCCCCGACCTAGCGCACCCGGGTATCGCTCCCACCGTTCAGTGTGAACAGTGGCTTCAACTCGGCAGGAGATGACGCATGGCCAACAAGACGTTCAACTACGACTTGACCTTCACGTTCAAGAGCGAGGGCAACAAGGTCCAGCCGTTCACGGCCAAGTCCAGCGGCACGACCGTCCAGCGCGCGTTCAACAAGCTGGCCAAGGACATCCAGGAGGGCAAGTGGGAAGCCCTCAGCGACGACAACGTCGTCCCGGACAGCCATCAGGAAGAGGACGTGCGTGCGTCCGACCTGATGCTGATCGAGGCCAAGTGCCTCAACCCCGTCAAGCACTAGGGCGGCTGTCATGCCACCCCTGAACCGGTGTAGTGTCCGCCGCCCGCGTTGGCCGCACGTGCAGTGCACCGGTCAGGGGTGGCCGCAGGAACACTGGCGCGGCAAGCCTTCCCGGCGTGGTCACGGTTGGTGGAGGATCTTCCGATGGTGAGACAACTCCCGCTTCTGCGCAACAGCGAGCGCAGCGATCTGCACTGTCCATGGAAGTGGGACATGGTGTGGAACAAAGGTCTGCGGCCGAAGCGGGAGCCCACGTGGGCGCTCTTCGGCGGTGCGTGGCACTACGGCATGGAGTTCTACTACCCCGTGGGGCGGAAGCGGGGGCGCCTACAGGACGCCATCGACGCGGCGTTGGAGAACCTGGAACTGGGGCGCCGCAAGGTCGGCGTCGATCTGGCGGACATCAGTCTCGACGACGATGGGCAGCCGGAAGAGGGCACGAGCAAGCGCGACGTGGAGCTCATCAGCGCGGACAGCCTGATGGAGATCATGTTCCGGGAGTACCGGAAGAAGTACGGGACGGACGAGGAGTGGGAGTGCCTGCACACGGAGCAGCCCTTCCAGATTGACGTTCCTCACCCCAAGTATCCCGGACGCTTCATCACCGTGTACGCCGGAACGTGGGACGCGCTCATGCGCAACCGGCGCACCGGCAAGCTGTGGCTGTGGGACCACAAGACCGCGCGCCAGCTCCCGAAGCCGGACTACCTGGAGCTCAACGACCAGGCGGGATCGTACTTGTGGGTCGCGAAGGAAGTATTGGTGCACAAGGGCGTCCTGACGAAGAAGGATGAGATCGAAGGAATCATCTTCAACTACGCCAAGAAGACCAAGCCCGACCCCCGCCCCACCAACGCAGCCGGGCACGCGCTGAACCAAGACGGCACGGTCAGCAAGCGCCAGCCCACGCCCCGGTTCGCTCGGCACCCCGTGCACCGCACCCCGCAGGCACAGGCCATGCTGGCCCAGCGGGTGCAGCAAGACGCGGTGCTGATCGACAAGATGCGTCGCGGCCTCATCCCCATCGTGAAGCGCACGAACTACGACTGCCCGCGCTGTCCGTTGTTCGACCTGTGCACACTGCACGAGCAGCAGGCCGACGGATGGGAAGACTATCGCGATGAGTTCTTTGTGGTCAAAGACGTGTACGCAGACCACCGTGAAGCCATGGCACAGAACGGCATCGAACTAGGAGGGCACATTGGCTAGCATTGAAGAGGCCAACCAGGTGAAGCGGGAACCAAGTCCAGAGAACTACCTGGAGCAGCTGCACGCGGACTTCTCCAGCTCGGCGTCCAGCAAGGAGGCGGAGGCCCGCGACCTGGAAGACCGCATGATGCTCCTCCGCGTGGAAGCGGCGGGGCTGCGGCACGCGGCAGTGGGGGTGCGGGAAGCCCTCGACTTGTACCATCGGGAGATGGTGCGCACCAAGGAGTTCCAGCACGCGCGTGACGGCGAAGACCAGCCCATCCGCGAGAAGACCACCGTCAGCCCGTACATGCAACGTGGTGTCGACCGTGGCTGAGCGCACGCGGCGTACGAGCCGCCGCAGTACCGGGCGCCCGACCGCCATCACCAAGCTGACTGACTCGGTGATGTTCCACAACTGGCTGATCCACAGCGACGCGGGCATCGGTAAGACCGTGCTGGCGGGTACCGCGCCCAAGCTGCTGTTCTTGACCATTGAGGCCGAGGGCACGCAGTCCGCTGCGTACGCGGGCAGCCAGGCCGAGCAGTGGGTCCTGCACAGCGCCAAGGACTTCGAGGAGGCGCAGGACTACTTCGAGAACGGCTCGGGGTGCACCGACTTCGACTGGGTGTCCATCGACTCTGCCAGCGAGCTCGAGGACAAGGTCATCGAAGAGATCCTCATCGAGGGCAAGAAGAAGAACCCTCGGCGCAGCTTGGACCGCATGGCCATCGACGACTACGCCACGCGCGACATGCGCATGATGAAGATCGTTGACACGTTCAACCGCTTGCCCATCAACGTGATCTACACCGCGCACACGATGGACCTCGACGGCATGGATGACGAGGGCAACGAGACGTCCACCGCCATGCCGATGCTCGGTAGCCAGAACAACGGCAAGCTGAGCCGCAAGGTGTGTGGCAAGGTGACGCTGGTGGGCCACCTTGACGTCATTCGTGGTGAGAAGGAGGAGGGCAAGACCAAGAAGGCGCCGACTGTGCGCCGGTTGTACACCGAAGCGGTCCCGGGCATCTTTGCCAAGAACCGCGTCGGCCTCGGCGAGTACGTGGACAACCCCACCATTCCGCTCCTGCTGGAGCTCGCTGAAGAAGCACGACAGAACGCTGCGGGCGCAACGACCCGCACCCGTCGGTCACGCAGAGGAGCATGACACATGGCAGGACGAGCAACCCGTGGTGCCCGCAAGGTCATCACGCAGGAGACCGGCATCTCCGGCAGCTTCAAGGGCGTGGAGTACAAGGAGTCCGGGGGCGGCTATGACGGCCCCCCTCCGCCGCGTGGCCTGTACCCGGCCAAGCTGACGAGCGTGGGTGCGCACACCACCGGCGACACGGCCATCGTGTGGACCTTCGACATCACCACCGGCAAGTACGCGGGGTGGCGTGGGTGGGTCTACAGCGACATGGACAACGCGCAGTGGAAGACGCAACAGATCCTGGTCGCGCTGGGTGTGATCGAGCCGGAGGGCGAGATCAACAAGACCTACGACCAGATCATGAAGGAGGCTGGCGACTGCCGCGTGCAGATCATCACAGAGGACTACCAGGACGAGCTGCGGCCCAAGGTGAAGAACGTCCTGAAGCCGTCGGAGCAGTCTGCTGACGCGGACGACGAGGACGACGCGGACGACGAGGACTTCGATGACAAGAAGCCCGCCGCCAAGACGTCCGGCCGCAGCAAGAAGGCGGATCCCGATCCGGAGGATGACGAGCCTGCCACGGACGACGAGGCGCGCGAGGCCCGCGAGGAGGAGCTCAGCGATCTCAAGCTCCCGGCGCTGAAGAAGGCGGCCAAGGAAGCCGGGCTGGCGCTGGCGGACTACCGGGGCAAGTCCGAGGAGGAGCTCGTGGAGCTCATTCTGGACAAGGAGTTCCCGGAGGGAGACGACAAGGAGTCCGACGACGGCATCGACCTCGACGCGCTGGAAGAGGAGCTGGAAGACCTCGACCTCACCGCGCTGAAGAAGAAGGCCGTGGAGTTCGGCGCGAAGCGCACGGAGCTCAAGGACCTGGACGAGGAAGAGCTGATCGACCTCATCCTGGAGAAGGCCGAGGAGCAGAACCCCTCGTTCTGAGCCACCGCTTCTCCGCGCGAAACAGGGCGGGCTTCCTTCGGGAGGTCCGCCCTTTCGACGCGACGTCCTGCACTCGCAACGGGTTTTCATGGTGCCCGCGTTGCACGGCCGTCGCCCCACCCTGTCTCGCATGCCACCTCACGACAGCCCAGCGACGACGTGTGGCCACCCAGACACGTGGTTCGGCGCGTGGTGCCCGACAGGCCTTCTACACACGTCTCTCCCTCCGCCCCAAAAAGGACTACCGGGGTACCCGAAAAAATGGGGGTGGGGGTACGCGCGCGTTAAGCCCCCTACCCGAATTTTTTTGGGCGCACCCCGCCCGGGGGTAGGGGGGAGGGATGACGGTTAACGAATCCGGTGATTCGTACATGAAACATCTACGAGTTTGTTTCTGGGGCTGCGGTAGGGCAGGGTGTGGGGGCGGCCCTCGGCAGCACTCATACAACTTCAGATTTCCGGGTCCTGCGGCAGTAGTACTCGAAGTAGTAGGTAGTAGTAGTTACTTACTACAAACACATCATCTCTCATATAAGGAGGAGGAATGGTGATGGCGGATGATGCCCTTTCGCAGAGTGATGGTGGGTGGGGTGGTGCACGAGAGAAGAAGTGGCATGAAACCGGCAAGCGCGCCGTGGTCATGGTGGATGCGCAGGCGTACGAGCTGGTGACGACGCTCGCCAAGATGTGCCTGCGCCCCAACAAGGACCTGTGCTCGCAGATCTTCGCCATTGGCCTGGAGCAGCTGACGGGGTACACCATCGAGCAGCTGTGTGAACGGAAGTTCACGGTGGAGATGCGCGCCATCCGCCAGCGCACCAAGGCATGCACGACGGAAGCCGTGCGGGACCGCGCTGCCCTGCTGCAGATGATGCCCGAGGACGAGGAGTGACCGGCAAGCCCCGGAAGAACCGCCCATCGTACGAAGGAAAGCGAGCAATCAACCAACACCTACATCACCACCACGACGGCGTCTTGGGGCAGGGCACCGTAGAAGAACGTCTCGTGATGCACGACGACCTACACTTTGACGCGGGTAAGGCGGGTACTCCTCTCGGCCACGCTCACGAGGGATATCAGGAAGGCGAAAGCATCAACGACATCGCTCGGCGAATGCTCGCCGACGGCACTGCGGCAGAATAGATCTCGGAGAACCATGAGCACAATCTCTGACGCCAGAGCGCTGTTCGCGCCGTGGCTTGTGGGCGCGGCCAGCGACGGCGAGCACCGCGCGTACTGCCCGCTGCACGAAGACCCGACGACGTCGTCGTCACCGTCCGCCAGCTTCAAGTTCAAGTCTGGTCTGTTCCAGTGCTTCGCGGGCTGCGGTGGTCTGTCCATCAAGGACCTGACGCAGTTGCTGCGCGATGACGGCACCCTCCCCTCCCCGTCCGGCCGCAGCCGGGGCGGCAAGACGCCGGTCGGCGAGAACCCCACGCCGGAAGCGAAGTTGCCCAGCGAGGCGTTCCTGCAGGAGGCGACGGAGCGGTTGCTGGGCAGTGCGGCCAACATGTTGCTGATGAAGGAGAAGCGCGGGCTCAGTCTGGAGACCATCGAGAAGTTCGGCATCGGGTTCCACGAAGGACGCTTCACCATTCCGGTGCGCGACGCGCAGGGCAAGCTGGTGAACGTGCGGCGGTACAAGCCGAACGCCACCGAGCCCAAGGACAAGATGATGAGCTGGAGCCGGGGCACCGGCAGCCGTCGTCTGTTCCTTCCAGACGTACTGGAGCACCACGACGAGATCGTGTTGGTCGAGGGTGAGATGGATGCCATCATCGGCCAGCAGTACGGGCTTCCCACGATGAGCCACACGGCGGGCGCCACGGCGTGGGACGCGCGCTGGAACTTGGAGTTCGAGGACAAGGTCGTCTTCATCTGCTACGACTGCGACGACACCGGGCGGCGGGGCGCGCGTAAGGTCGAGGGGCAGCTTCAGCGGTACGCCAAGAAGGTACACGTCATTGCCTTGCCCCTGAAGGACAAGGGCGCAGACCTCACGAACTACTTCGTGGACCAGGGTCACACCGCCGCCGACTTCAAGGGCCTCATGGAGGAGGCCCGCAATCGCGTCAGCAAGGCCGCCCACCTCGGCCACATCCGGGCGCAACAACCGAAGAAGGTGACTCTGGAGCGCAGCATGGATGCGCGGTACCACGAGGTGCCGCTGGAGTTCACGGCGCAAGTCGCAGGCAAGGTGCAGCCCGCGTACATGATGCCGCGCCGCATCGAGCTCAACTGCAACGAAGGTGGTGGGGCGCGATGCAGCCGGTGCCCCATCAGCGGACGCAACCATCTGGAGGTAGACGTCCCCGAGCACGACCCGTTGATCCTGGAGTTGGTGGACAAGAACACCGAGTCAAGTCGTGCGGTCATGTTGCGGCACAGCGGGATCCCTCACACGTGCCCGGACGTGGAGATCACAGAGCGGGAGATGTACTCGGTGGAGGAGCTCATCACGGTGCCGCCCGCCGACGAGCAGGTGGCCAGCGTGAACCCCGTCGACCGCCGAGTGTACAACGTCGGGCAGTTCGACACGCCGGTCAACACGAAGATTAAGTTCGTGGG